GGAAACCTTGCCTTTGAGGGTTTCGATTTCTTCCAAAAGCATCTTGTTCACTTCTTCGAAGGACTTTGCTTCTGCTTTCCACGATTTACGAGTGACAGGCTTCTTGTCGCCCTCTTCGTCCATCATTTCATCTTCCATCTCGTCGGCATCCATATCGTCCGACTTCATCTCTTCCTTGTAGCCTTTTTCAGTTGCTTCAAGGTCTTCGGTAATTTCGTCTTCCATGTGTTCCCCTTCAGGGCTGCGCTTGAAGATGGCTACCTTAGCGAGTGGGTCATCGCCCATATCGACCAAGGATACTTCCTCAAGTTCCAAGTTTACGAGTTCGGTGGGCATTACACCATCTCCTTCAATGCACGACCACCAATACTGAAGGCCGAAAGTTTACCGCTTTTAACATCTTGCCATACCTGTTCGTCATTAACGCGGATAGCAATGATCCAGCCCTCACGGTCAGACTGAATACCCAGAGCCTTGGCTACATCATTAGTCAAAGGCATGGAGTGGATTACTTCACCAATACTTTCACCAGAGTGCATCCTCTTGGCAGTACGCATGGAAAGCATAAAATTGGTGGCCGCTTTAGCCAGTAGTTCAGGGCGGATAAACTCACCACTATGGTCAAGGCTAACTTCACCCTTTACTGTAGCTACATAAGCCCAGCCAAATGCGAGACGTTCTTCATCCAGTTGCTTGAGGATTTGACCTTCTATCTGGACTTCCTTAGTCATCTCTGATACGGACGTACCTGCTTCCCACATCCTACAAGACCAGTAACGAGCAGAGGTCTTATCTGTAGCCGTGTCGCAAGACATCCTAGAACGGAAGTTACTGCGGGCATCAGGATCATCTCTACGGATTTCCATATTAGGATCACCGAAAGTAACCTTCTTTACCTTGTCGCCACTCTTGACGTAGACACCAAACTTCTTACCTGATCCTTCAGGGAGACGGAAAGGTTTGTCTAGAGTGACTTCTTTTCCTTGGTGCATAGCCTTCTGTGTGGATTGTTTAGCTTGAGAGTAAGCACCTGCAAAGGCACGACTCTCTGACATCCCCTCTTGTTCCATCATGGAGTTAAAGACATTACGGAAGATAGATTGTTGATGAGGGGAGAGTTTACTACGAACAGATTTAGGTAGTTCATCGACGCTATTATAGGGCATTGTTTTCAACCAAAATCATGGAGAAGTTTATAGATATACGAGTGCTGTTTGTCTCTACAAGTGCTGCTCTAACATCTAAATCTGTCTTCTCTGTAAGTTTTACAGGTACAGTGTAGTCATAGCGATATGTAGCTTCAAAAGCCTCCGCGATATGGACAATACGAAAGCTATCTTCAAAAGGTCTAATAGAGAACTGAACTTGAGCATCTTTGCCTTTTGGAACACTAAAGTCTCCTGCCAGCATATATGCTGTACAACCAGCAGGTACGGTGTAGATACCGTTTAGAGCTTGTCCAACTCCGATGTCAATGAAACCAACCGTGTTTCCATTAGCTGAAATAGTGATATGCCCGGCATTGTTTGTTGCGCCATTCTTATAGACTGAGGTAAACAAACGCTTGAACTGGAGTGTCCCTGTGGTTGGGGTTAGTCCTGCACAGTTAATTTCTTCTGTGATAGGTCGAAAGTTTGCATCTAGACCAGAGACAATTACAGAACCTTGGTCTAGAGCAGATGTAGAAACTACTGTAAGTGTACGAGTAGTGTCCCAGACTGACCAAGGGTATAAACCACCAGAAGACCAAACAGTCTCGCTCGCTGCAATATCTACATCAGGGTTATACCCTGTGATGTGGACTAGAGAACGACCACCAACTTTACCTTGAGCAATAGCAAAATAACCATCTCTGAAAATATATTGTCCCCAATCAGCCATTTGGTACAGCCTCCGGGTTTACTTCTTGTCTACACAAAGATAGGCACTGTTTTAGTTCTTCAGTATTCATTTGCCTAAACTCCGTGGAGCCGCTAAATTTGTAATCGAAGTCATAAGGTTTGCCAAAAGCCAGCAAGTTCTTTTCTAAGTTCTTAGCGTCTTCTGTGTGAAACAACCAGACTTGCTCGGCCTCAACAGAACCTTTACGGCAAGAATATTTAATCCTGCGTAGACCAAGCCTATCAGAAGTCTTACCTACCTTGTAAATATCTGGTAGACCTTTAACAGACCAAACGTAGACAATGTTGTTGTCACATTCTGGTGTATTGTAGGTTTCTCCAAACAACTCAGACAAGATGCCTTTTTTATAAGCCCACTTGTAAGCACCACCATACTTCATCTTAAAGTCTGTACGGTGGTTGCACTTACTTGCGACATCTCTTACAGAGGCTTCGTCCCAAGAGGTAGTTTCTGGTAAAGGCTCGAAAACACTATCTAAGAGATTTCTCTTCCAAAGATATCTGTAAGCACCACCAGAGTTCTTTTGAAAAGACCACCTATCGCTGTATTTACTAGCCTCTTCTGTAGCAGTTTCTACAGACCAAGGCACCCTATCATTTACAAGATGGTCAATTACACCAGAGGGCTTACCTTTGTAATGGTAGGTTGCATAAGCACTTGGTGATTTTTCTCTAAAGTCCTTCAGCGTTTGGTACTTCTGAGATTCCTGCTTGAGCAACTCTTCGGTCCACTGCATTCTTTTCTTCTCTTGTGGCAAGGTTTTCTTCATACCTGTCCTTATCAAAGGTGATTTCAGCAATAGACATAATGTCAGCAATAGTTTCAGGGTGCTGGTACAACGGAACGTCTGCGTTATTCATGTTACGCAACAGAGAGGAAATCTGGGCAATATCATGTGCGGCAACGTCCCCTGCAACCAACTTAGGCATGACATCCCAAGAGAGGCCATTAAGTTGCCAGATATGCTCTACAAGTTGCTTATTGAGGACATCTACAATATTGTTGATATAGCTCTCAAGGCTACGTAGAAACAAGTCTGTCTTGGTCTTGGAGAGTGCATAAGAGCCACCACTAGAACCAAGCATCAGGAACTCAGCCATAAGGCTACGAGCAATATCGTGTTGGTAGCGTTTGACTACAGGATCAATGTCGATAGACCGAGAGCCATTGGCAGTGATTAGTTCAATGTCCATAAGACGTTGATTGGTAGGCTTACCGTCCGCATCTACATAAAGGTCAGATGGCAGGAGGGCATAACCTTGATCATTATTCTTTAGGTCACGAAGGATACGTTCAAACTGTGACCTTAGATTGGTTTGGTCTGCTGAAGCATCTGAACTCAAATACTCCGCAGGCATACGGCCAATAGGCACACCATGAAGTTCTCGTTCAATAGCCACGGCTTCATAGTTCTGAATCTTGTTGAGGTAAGTATAGCTGACATAAGCATTCCTAAGAACTGAACGACCAGAAGGATCATTATTCAAACTTGTAGTTCTATAGTAAACAGACTTTTCAACAGGGATCATTACGGGGAGTTTACCCCAAGTGGCTTCTTGGTACATACCCAAGACTTCACCAGTGGATGGGTTGATTTCAAAACGTTCAACAGTCCAAGGAGCACGAATGGCAATCTTCTTGACACCAATACGACCATCGTTGAACTTGGAGTTCTTCTTGGGGCTACGGAAGTCACCCTCACGACGCTTGTAAATAACTTCGAACCAACCAAACCCATAGGTCAAGTAAGACAGTGCTTCCGAGATGTGATCGTCAAGGCTTTCATCCATGTCGTCCAACACAGATTTAAGGAAGTCAGCTTCACGTTTTGCTTCTTCACTATCGTCAGCAGGCTTGATTTTGATTTCTACATCTCGTAGGGTCTGCTCTACAGCGTACATTACAGAGCCAACAATCGCATTATTGTCGCGCATCTCTTTGTACTTCTGGATGGCTTTCTTACCCTTAAGTTCTTGTAGGAACTCGTCAGCCCTGATGTCCCCGGTGTAAGTATTACGACCCGACACACCAAGCGTCATTTTAGCAGATGTTTCGGACAACTTATTCATAGGAGATCACTCTTCCGTAGTTTCTGTTTATTCTTGTTCAACTACAGACAACCCCATAGCTACAAGAGCGGATAGGCCATCCATACCACCGATAGCAGTCAAGGCTGTAGGAGATGCGCTGAGAGCCTCTGTGCTGAACGCTAGAGCAGCTTGCGCACGTTCTGCGGCTACCATGTCGATCACTTCAGCAGTGTCCCAGAGAGGGCGCTGTAGGGGTGCCTGCGCGAAGATGATCCACTCGTCTCTGGCTTCAAAGGAGGCTGCTGCATAGAGGTTGCCTTGGGCGTCTACCCAGTTCAGCCCACGATAGGTTTCCCCATCAGCCTCAGAGAAGCCAAGGCACATGGCATACTGGTTTGCATCAGGGATAAGGAGTTCAGGACAAGAGCATGTAATCCGCATCAGTATGCTCCCGTCTTTTCATTAACAAAAGTCTCAGTGGAGTAGATAGCCCCAGCGTCTAAGTTAGCCCCGAAGCGGACGATCAGGCTGTAGATTTGACCGTTGAAGGGGAGAGATGTTCCACCACGGCGACCGATGTAGATGGGGTAGGCGAGGTAGTTGCCTGTGCCTTGGTCGGTGAGTGTCTCCGCAGTTTGAACCCCGTTGATACGCAGGCGCGCCACATCTCCGGAGATGTCTCCAAGGCCTGTCAGGACGTTGGTAATGGGGGCTGCAAATGCACTGTTAGAAGTTGATGCAGTCGCAAAGACAGTTCCCTGTGTTCGGAAGTCGTAACGTAATGATGTTGGTGAACTTGGTGCTAGAACACCAAACGTCCCAGCGTTAACGCTGCTAGACGTGCTACTTTCCAGAAGCACACCAGCCGCAGCATCACTCAGCTTTCTTACCCCAGCAAAAACTTGAACTTCATCAATCCCCGGCGTGATCGTAGGGGTAACAAGGAAGTCGTCTACACCATCAAAGGACAGATACGACAGGGACCGAACACCAGCCTCAGTAACGTCAAAGGCAGTCCCTACGCGCTGGTATGCTGTGGCGGTGGAGCCGAGTTCGAGTTGAGCGCCCCAGACCAGCAAGTCCGCTTGAGCGCCAGACGTATTGCCGATTATGCCAGCAAGCAGTTGCCCAGTGCCAGCAGTTGCCGTGGAGGTGTGGCTAAAACGCTGCCATGTATCTGTGGCAATAAGGTTTCCACTGGCGCTTTGTGCGCCAAGCAGATTGTTGAAAAGCTGAAACGTCTGGTTCGAAGCCGCATTCCGCTTGACGTAGCATGAAAACGTATAGGGAACCGCTGCGATAGTGGACGAGGGTGGTTGTTGATATATGTTGCTGCCAGTACCAGCAGTTGTAACGCGCACGCCGTCGGCTGTAGTGGTTCCGTCGGGGGCTACACCGATATTGGTCCCCGTTTTGGACGCGCCACCAAATAGCAGCCAGTCGCCTGCGGCGAAATCCTCCGAGTAGACCAGCAAATTCCTCCGACCACCCAGAGGCACGATACCATAAGTAGGACGAGAAGCAGTAGTGGCTTGGGTGGCGTTATTTCCTCTTCCACTCTTGTCATTGATACGAGCAACAGTCTGACCCGGAGTGGTTACAGGGGTAGTTCCTGCGGTATCTTGGAACATGGTGGCGGTCGGGAAGCGTTCGACGACTTCGGTGTTTACATCGCTGATGCGTTGGTAGTCTGTGGCGACGGAGCCTAGTTCTAGTTGTGCACCCCACAACAGTACACCTGTATTAGCAAGAATTTGCCAATATGTGCTGTTGCCAGAAGCCGTACTTACTATAGACGTAATAGACACCCGCCACCAAGAGTTGCCAGCGGACACCACATTCACGCCAGTGGTTTGTCCCGAAGTGACAGCGCCTGTAGTCAGATTGACTGTTACCGTGTTTCCCCCAGGGACACCCTGACCTCCAACTGCAATTATGGTGAAAGTTGTCGAACCATCTGCTTTGACATAGAGGCTTTGGACCTTCGATCCTGTGATGCCTGTGTTGTCAAACCAAAAGATACGACTGGTAATGACAGCTTTGTCAGCCGTTGTCGTGCCATCAGGTGCAACAGCCACATTGGTGGTCACTGTCGCGACTTCTTTATTCCAAGCCGCGTTGTCGAACTGCTCAGTGAACGTCAGCAGGTTCCTGCGCCAAGCGAGGTTTGCTACATCAGAGGGATCGTACCAGACTCCGGGTTCAGACGTAGCGAACAGTGACAGGGGAGAGAACCTAGAACCAGAAAGGAGTTGCCCTCTAAGGGACACAGGAAGAGCAATAGAGGGCATCTTGGTTTCCCTTAGAATTTAGCTGGACACAGCGGGAGTGCGAAGCACGTTAGATAACCAGAGAGTGAATACCAGTAGCGGTAGTACCAGTTGCTTTGATCCGAGTAACACCAGCGCAAGTCACATAGAAGTTAGACGGGAAAGTGACAGTACGATCAGTGCCCTCTACGGTGAAAACTACAGCACCACCAACGGTCACATAGAAACCA